CTGAGTCTTCAAGTCTTCTGAAATAGCATCTGACTCAAGTATTCCGTTAAAAATATCTGCCATGAGTAGTTCTCCTTATAACTTCAACTCTTTTATTAATTTAACTATCTCATCTCTAAGATAGCCTTCTGCTTTGCGATCATAAATGGCATCAGCGCCTATACCGTATAAACGTCTGCCGCCTCTCATGTTCATCAAACCTTCGTATATTGCTTTTGGATAAGCATCTGGGGCTGATGGTTGTGCAACAATATCTACAGTAACAATTTCAAAATCAGACACTTTGCCTGACTCATTCACGTTACCAGTACCTCTTGATGACACACCCAATTTTGCTCCACTTTCCAAAAGGGTTTTTACAATGTTTCCCATTGGGGTTGGTAAAATTTTAAGTTTACCAATTCCGTTCGGTCCGTCCATCCACATTGATTCAATCATATGTGACACACGATCCAAATTCACTGTTAATTCTTCAGGGTGATCTGCTTCACCTAGCACAGAATAACCGCCTTTCAAGCGTTCGTCCACTGAAGTCACCGCTTTTTCGATTTCTTCAAGTGGATAAACACGTTGATTTTGATTCTTTACTCCGCCTTGGATGAATACACCTTTCATGAATAAGTTTTTCTTTCCCTCTTCACCTTCATGTAATACTTGCATGCCGGCTTGATCAAAAGTCAAACTTTCTAAAAGTGGTTTAATCATCTTGACGATCTCCTATCAAATTATGCTTTCGCCTTTGGTGCAGGTGATAATTTAGCATCGCCTTGTTTAGGACTATCTGGATTGTCCTTCACTGCTGGTGCTTTACCGCCTTTTTCCTCGCCGCCTTTAGCAATATTCGATGTTGTACCACCCATGTCATTTTTACCTGCTACAGGTGACTTTGCATTAGCACCGTTGTCTCCACCTTTTGGAGTTGCAACAGCCTTTAGCTCAGTTGCTTCATCTAGTTCTTCGCCTTCATCTGAATCATCTGCGCCTTCAACTGCGATTTCATCAGCAACTTCAACAGTTTCTTCTGCTGGCATTTCCATAGATGGCATTTCTGCTTCTAGGTCGTCAGCGGCTTCTTCGTTGTCATCACCGTCTTCATCGTCGTCTTTGTCGCCCATCATTTTTTCAAATTCAGCTTTAAGATCTTCTAAAGCATCTTCTAGATCGTCAACTCTGTCTTCAACTTCCTCATGATCATGGTCATCAGCTTCGCCATCTTCATCACCATCATCTTCGTTAGTTTCTTCATGCTCAATTTCTTCAGCATGAGCGTCTGCTTCGTCTTTGACAGCAGTTGTTAAATCTTCTTCTTGATCGCCTAAACCGCCAACTTTTTCTTCAACGGTTTCATCACCTGACTCATCAGTTGCTTCTTCAACTGCTTCTTCATCTGAATCTTTCGCTTCTTCAACAGCATCATCATCTGAATCTGTTGCTTCGTCGACAGTTTCCTCAGTAGTTAAATCTTCTTCGATTTCGTCAGTTTGGTTCTCGATCAACTCTTCATGTATTTTTCTAGCCTTTTCAACAATTACATCGTGCAAAAGCTCTTGAGCTTTATCTGATTCGTTGTTAACTAGATATTCTAGAACTTGTTCTAGTTTAGACTTTGTAGTAGACATAATGTTAATCTCCATAATATTACTAGTAATATCGCATAGAGCTCTATAGAAAGCTCTAACGTATATATTATTTACTTATTTATAGAAAAATTAGTGGAAAAGGCGCCTATTTTGACTCGTTTTGTAATAATAATGTAATATTATTATATAGCAGGCGGCTGTGCGTACATTGTGGCTACAAATTCACGGTTTTTTTCTTGATCTGCTTTACGCATTTCACGTACTTTACGCAATTTGTTAAGATGTCGTAGAGTAAGTCGTGTTTTGCGACTATCATCAATATGAGCCATGTGATAGTGATCATGTTCTGGAAAATAGTTTTCTTTTAGTTCACCGTAACGCATGTTTGTATTTACCTTTTGCCTCTACGAGCTTTGAGTGATAAATTTGCACGTTTTACACGTTGTGATGCTTGACTAAACTTTTTAGTATATGATGATCTAGCACCTTGAATACTGCCTTTTGCACGTCTTGTGCTTTTCATTTTTGTACTCTGTTTAATGTTTAAAGGTTTGTTACATGTACTTGGATTAGCAACAATACGTCCTTTTCTTGGGCCTGTAGGGCATCTAAAACGCTGTGTAGTTATTGTGCCTTTGCTTCTAGTTTTTGATCTAGACGTACGACCAAAAATTTGTCTTGCACCTTCTGTTATTGGTTCAAAACAATATAAATCGGTTGTGCTAATTTCGTAAATTTTCATAACATTTGCCTTTGCTATGTTATTTATGTTGCTGGAGTGTCTACATCTGGTGTTAATGGTGATTCCGCACCAGCATCTGCACCAGCATCTACGTCTGGTGTTTCTTCTCCACCTTCTAGATCAGAGGGTGGCATTGGAGCCGCTCCTACATCTGATAAGCCTGCGCCTCCGGCTACATCATCGCCTTGTGCTAGTGGTTCAGTTGCATTAGCATTTTCTTCTGCCCACAGTTTTTCATTTCTGTAAATCTCGCCTTCATCAAGTCCAAGATAGCGTGACATTGCAAAACGTTTTGAAATAAATGGAATTTGTTGTAATTGTGTAAAGATACTAACCTGTTGATTGTCGATTTCAATCTGTCTGTATTTGCCAAAGTTTTGTGGCTCATTAAATTGTATTTCAAATCCGCCCGAATCAATTTCAATACCTCTATGCTTTAAGAACATTTTAAATTCTTTATCAAGTGTAGGCATAACCATTGACTGCAAACGTTGACAAAATTTTGTAAAACGAAATTCTTGGATGTATGCTGTGCCAACTCTACCATCAGTAAATGCTGAACCTGGATCATCTGGCATTGATGGCAAATAACTTGATGGAATTCTCAAACCTTTCATCAACTTATTATTAAAGTATTTTAAGTCATCAATTTCACCTAGGTTTTGACCACCTGGTAATGTTTCAACTTTAGAACCTCGACCTTCAGCCGTTTGTGCAAAGAAATAATCTTCAATTTGTGATAATGGATTATAAGCGGCATCCATAATGTTTGCGCCACCACCTGTTTTGTTTGGAATACGTTTTTGATGAATTTCGTTTTTAACACGTTCGATAAATGCCATTGCTTTGTTGGTTGGCATGTTACCTACGTCAATGTAAAACACTCTACGTTCTGGTGCTCTTTGTACACGATAAATTATAATTGCATCTTCTAGCAATTCTTTTTGTTTGTACACTTTAAATATTGCTTCTAGTACTGAGGTACCAAAAGGCCAAAATCTATCCATGCCTTCTGATAATGAAATATGTGCAATATGTGAAGCATCAACAGGTGTTGTCATTACTTCTAAATTAAATCTACCTGCTTGTGAACTTGTGGTTGCTGTGGTGATGCCTTTGTATTTTGCATCAGTGGCAAAAGGCATGTTACCACTTTGATATGCTGTTGGAGCCGTGTATTGATACTGGCTCATTGTGGTTAAATTTAGATTTTGTAAATTTAAATCTAAGTCTCTAATAAAGTATGCTTCTGGCTTTTTGCCTTTGCCTTCGTTAACAACAATCTTTTCAATCTTTGCATGATCAACCCAAAGCAACTTGTAGGTTTCTGGATCTCTAACTAGCACCTGATCACCATACTTGATTACATTTCTAAAAAGTTTAAAACATCTTTTGTCCCAGTCATTGACATTTGACCATTGTTTAAGTGCTTGATCTAAAATTTCTGTTTCTGTATCAGTTGGTTTTTCTTTGTAAAAAAGTCTAAACGGAACACCTGTCTTTGGATCATTTTGAGTTGAAAATTCTGCAATGGTATCAAGTGCCGCGTTTATTTCTGTGTCAAGATCCATTTGATCATATTGATAATAACGCTCAATACGATTTGGCTGACCTGCATATACTTCTGGTAACCATGAGCTGTATTTTGATTGTGATGATTGTCCGTATGAACTGCCTACAGGACTTTGTTGTCCTAGTTTAGTTTCATATGTAGTAAAGTGTTTTTTCCAACTCATTGTGTGTACGTACCTTTATATGCTAGTATTTATGTAAATTATATAGTATTTTAAATCTTAATGCAACCACTATGTTTTTGGCCTATTAACCTGCTACTACTGTTAGTTTATCCAATTGTTTTTGCAGTAGTTCTATTTGTTTTTGTTGTAATCCAAGGGTAGTAGAATAAAATTGGTTTTCTGCTGTTTGTGTTGAATCACTTGACCCTGTCATAGGTAGGTACTGTTTCATAATACGCATTTTTGTATCAGAAAGTATAGATGGATCAACATTAGTAGTGCCTTGTGCTTTTTGTTTTTGTTCGTTTTGTGGAGTTGTGTCTCCTAAATCAACTCCGAACTCGTATTCTTTTAATTTTTTTAATTTTGTTGCTTCATCTAAATCTTTTCCAAAATCTCCAAAAAGGTCTTTAACTTCTAGACCACCAGGAGTTGTTGTTGTTTTAAACACGTAATCGTATAATTTGTTTAATGCTTTTTCTTTGTCTTCGCCTGGAGTGGCTTCGCGATATTCTTTGGCTAGATTATCCATTTTGTTAAGCATTTCATCGTTAACACCACCTGGTACTGCTTTTGCAATTCCACGCCTAATACCTGCACTTATTCCGTCTGTTAAAATTGTTTTTAAAGGTGCAAAGATTGTTTTAACCAAACTAGTAAACCCGTCACCTACTGCATTGCCAATATCACCAAACCACATCAATATCTTTTGTAATATTTTGCCGGCACCTTCGGCTATTCTGTTAATAAAATCTGCACTTTCTATAAACTTTGATGTGAATGATTCTAATAGTGATGCAAAAGTGTTTAGTAACTTATCATTAGAAAACAGTGCTGTAAAAAATTTGTTGAATGTGATTTTAAACTTTTCAATCACACGTTCAAAATTAATAAACGCCACTGACATTTTGTCAACATTTGATTCTTGTCTTAGCCTTTGTAGGTCTTTGTATATCTC